TAAGGCTCTCTACAAGATAGTCTATCGGTTAAATGATGTAAAACATCTCCATTTAAGAAAATAGCTACATGATTTAAACCTGGCGATCCAATAGACATTAATATAGCATCACCATCTTCTAGCTTTTCATCTGGTCTTAGTGCTCTGAAACCAGTTCTCCAAGCACAACTTTCAAACAATGGATTTAAAATAAATTCTTCTGGAGTTGTAGGTCTATCCCAATCTTTTAAAATAATATTCTTTTCTTCCTTATACCAATCTCTTACTAAACTCCAACAATCTGTAATACCCCAAACCCATTGACGACCCAATAAAGGTGGTTTATATCCACAGGGCTCTAAATATGCCCATTGTTCTGTTTTAGGGTTAACAATATGCCATGGAAGATTGCTTTGTTCGCAACTAATCTTATCTGCCTGACTAGGTGTTGGAGGTGTAATCGGATGACTATGAACAACAGCCGTAATCTTACCTGTATTATCTGCTTTTATATAATCTTCTGGGTCGATTATAAAACATTGGTGGTCTGTCATAGATAAATTACGACAAGGAAAATAACTTTCTTTACCTTTAATATTTAAAAGCAAACCACAAGATTCTTTTGGATCTTCACGTTGAGCATGAAGTAATGCTTTATATTTCCAACTCATGTTATAAAGCTACCAATAGCAGGAAAATCTTTCCTTGTACATTGACGTTGAGGTGCTCTTACTCCCACCATGTCTATTGCTGCTGCTAACTCAAATTCTACTATCTCTCTATTTTCTGCTGCTTTTCTATCTATTTTATATATTTCTTTCGGAAACTCTGCTGTAGGATCTGGTGTGCCAAAAGGATTTACTTGAACACCAGCATCATTAGCAGGAAAATTAACCGCATCAATATAACGTGCCAAAGTCCTTATTCTTGTTACCGTAGCTCCTGCTAGATCGTTCCCTGCTGTTACTTTATTTACATCTAACAAAATAGCTGTAATAGTTCCTCTAGCATTACTGACAGTAAGTTTTGGTCTGGGTAGTTGACCTTTTTGAAAAGCAAAACCTTCTGCTTGTATAGGCATCTTTATATATTGATTACCTGCCCAAATAATATCCTGATTATTATTTAAGTTTGTACCATTATGAAATCTATAAATTTGATTAGAACCATGTAAATCTTCATCTGTTTCAAGAGTAAATAATTCAATAATTGATGAAGGATTTATACTTTGTAATTCAGTAATAATAGGAGCAGTACTCATGGTTCAAATACCTCTCTAAATGTTGCTTGAATCGTTGCTCTATTGTTAAATGGTATTGATTTGTTCCATGATTCGCAAACAAACCTTTGAGCTACTGGTTCTCCTGGTGGGGTAAAATCGAAGCTATCACTATCATTTGTTTTACCTGCTGCGTTTGCACGAGCATCTAAAAAAGCCTCAATTATATCTGCATCTGTTTCTGACACGTTGAAAGTAAACTGATAAACCTTTGGATTCAAATGTTGTGTTAATCCAAAATTAAGCCTGTGTTCATAACCATCACCAAAACTAATTGTTCGGACTTTAGGTGCTGATGTCTTTCTTTGCCCATATGTCGGTTTTATAGCTGGAAATGTTGAAATACTCATTATCCAAGTAATCCCCCAGGTCTTTGTTGTTGTATTATTTCAGATTGTACCGCAGCCGAAATAAGTCGGCCAAGCTCTCTACCTTGATTTTCGTCACCTTCAACATTTGATCCAGAAGCGTCTACATTTACTACAATATTTGTTGAGCCACCAAGAGCATGATTTGGTGTAATCATTCCAGATACACCTGGGCTAAATAATTCTGGTCCACGTTCTCCTACGATATAACTATTTCCTCCTTTTACTGATCCTCCTGCTGCTCTTGTAATACTAGATATTCCAAATGAACCTTTTGGTAAATCTGCTCCACTAGGTATGCCTGTCATTGCTGTTGCTTGTGCTCCTAATTTTGCAGAATTTAATGGATTTAAAAAACTACTAAATAAGCCCATAATTCCTGATCTTATTTGTGCTGCTAGTATTTGTGCTGCCATATCTAAAAACGCATCTGCTGTACGTTGAAATAAATTTCGTAGTGCTTCTTGAGCAGACATAGAACCACTTATAATACCTTTAAAAGATTCTGCAAAAGAATTCCCAATACTTTTACTTAAGGAATCAATTTGTCTTAAAGGATCAAGTAATTTCTTTAATTCATCTACTGGTGCTTTTATAATTGCTTGTCTTTCTAATTCTTCATTAAATTCTTTTTGTATTTTTAATCGTTCTTTTGCATCTTCTAACTGTTGTTTAAACTCATCACTATTAAAAAATTCATTAGATCTAGCTTTTCTTAATTCCTCTACTGATTTAGTAGTTGAGTTAAGGAATCTCTGAAATATATTACCTTCTTTACCAAGTTCAAAACCTCTAAAGGGATTTAATAAATCAGCAGTACTAATATCTTTAGATCGACCAAAATAATCGTCTTGTTCTCTTTGTTGTTTTAAAATTTCAGTATTTTTATTAAAAATTTGTTCTCTAAGTTTTAATTCAGCAGCACTCGCACCATTTGTTTTAAGAGTTTCTAAGGCAATTTTTGCTTGTTCTAAAGATAATTCTTTTGAAAATTTAGGTAATGCACTAATAATTGAAGCATTATCTTTTAGTCCTGCAAACGTATCAAATATAGTTTCTGAACCAAAAAACTTCGTCAGAGTAATTCTTGCAGATGCTTCAAACTGTTGAAACGCTTTTAATGCTTCAAGTGCTTCATCTTTTGATAGTCCAAGAGCCTGTGCAAATTCTTTAACTTGTTTTGCAGTAAATGTTGATGTGCCACCTGTTGCCCTAATAGAAACATTTAATTTATCAACAGCCTTTTGAAAATCAATAGTTTCTTGTATTCTTGCAGCAATCGCAGTACCAGCAATAGATAATCCAAAACCAAATCCTCCACCTAAAGCACCACCAGCTAAACCACCAATACCACCACCAGCAGCAGCTAAAGGACCTTGACCAAAGAGTAATGGAAAACCTCCACCAATAAGACCACTAGAAACAGACCCCGATATTCTTCCTGCCCTACCTCGACTATTTGCAAATGGTCCTTGAGGATTAGCTCTACTTCCAAATCCCATTCGATTTAAAAATCCTCCCAAAGAAGGTCTTGCAGGTTGTGGACCTATCGGACTTGCATAAGCTGTTGCATTAGGAACTATGCCTCTTGATTGTAAATGCGTAGCCATTCGAGCAGTAGATTTTTCAATTTTTTTCGCATATCTATTTATTGATTTTGTTACTGCATCTAATTTTTTAGCAGGAAAAAATCCACCACCTCTTATAGATTCACTAAACCCTCCAAAACCAGTACCACCCCTACCAGCTTGACTTGCAGCAAGATTTCTTAAAATTCTTGGATTATTATTTACTGTCATCATTGGCATTGGACCTTGCATTGGACCATACATAGGACCTTGCATTGGTAATGGACCAATAAATTGTTGAGGACCAAAAGGAACAGGACTTCTTCCAGCTATTCGATTTTGATTTCTTCTATTTCTATCTATTGATTTTTGTGTAGCAGTATCAAACGTGGTAGAACCTGATATTTGTGAGGCACTTCGACTAAATTGAGCAAAACCTGATTGATTGCGTCTTATATTTTCTAAAAGTCTTTCTCTTTGTTGATATTCTCTATTTAATTCTTTCTCTGCCGATACTAATTGTCTTGCAGCTTTTTGTTGTAATAAAGTTCCAGAAGCTACAGCATTAAAATTTGCTTTTGCATCTGCAAGAACATTGTTAAGACTATTAAAACTTCGTACTGCTCCGCTTCCACCTAATTGCAATACTTTTAACGCTTTATTTACTTGTTGTATTTCAATAGAAAGTGCTTTAGTTGTATTTTTAAACTTAGTTAATTTTTCATTTCCTTTTATTACAACAGCAATATCGACATTATAATTAGCCACTTTCTATAAAAATTAAAACATTTTCTCTATATTACCTTCTTTTGCCTCGTAAAGCACTAGATCGTTGTGCTTGTTCTTGTTGTTTTTTATATTCTTCATCCTCCAGTTCCGCAAAAGCAGCCCAACCTATCATTTCTTCAATAGTCATTGTCTGACATAACTCAGCTACAGTTTTATGTAATGTCTTAGCTAAAGAAAATAAAAACTTCCAATCTTTATTTGCTTTTTAAATCGGCTTTAGCCTGTTTTACCTCCTTATCAGCACCAGCATTTACCATTGCTAATTGTATTTCTTCAAGCACAGATGCTTCAATCTCTCTTCTTAAAGATGCCTTGTCTCCATCTTGAAAAAGTTTTGCACCATCTTTATCTAATGATTTTTCAATCATCATTTGTAAGGCATAATCATTTACATCATCAGAATTACTTTTTTTCTGTATTGATTCTCTTTCAGCAATAGTTAAAGGATGCCAATAAACAGTAAGAATAATCTCATCATCTTGTTTGATGTCATGTTTATAAAGTTGAGAAACTCCAAACTTGTTTCTTAACAGATCAACTGCTCTAGTCAT